AAGAATCGTGCCAACCCTCGTCTAGCAAGAATCGTGCCAACCCTCGTCTAGCAAGAATCGTGCCAACCCTCGTCTAGCAAGAATCGTGCCAACCCTCGTCTAGCAAGAATCGTGCCAACCCTCTTTATGGCACGAATCTTGCTACGGATTCCACCCGGAACCAAGAAACCCAGATACATATAGACCCCGCGACATTGTGAGGAAAGTTTTGCTTATATGGGTAGTATTGGCTTACAGCGCTGCTACACCGATACATTGTGCTGAGAGGCTACCGCTGTATATAGCTGATAGTAGCGTTCCCTTTGTGGGAATTACAGTCGCGACACAAAGGCTGTAGATTATTCAGAGAGTTCGACCCTCCCTCGCTGACTGGCTGAATATGGTCTTTCGTCAGACCACCCCCGTCATCGAAGTCTCGATGACACGACGGACAGATAAGATGCTGCGCCACTAGGTCACGCCATTCGCGGCGCGTGTGCGTGCCTCGTGTGCTGGCTATCATCTCTCGCTCGCCTCTGCGCTGTCGTTTCTCCTTGCTTTTGTCTCTCATTATCAGCAATCCTCCCCGGCGGGGAATCCCATCGAGGGTAGCTGGGCGCACACAGCAGATATCACATATCTAGATAGACGGATATCTTGTACTGGGACTCCTGAGATGAAGATGCCGCCTGTCATCATCGTGATGGCTGTCGGAATCTGCTGGTTGAGCTGACGCGACGGGCTCCCCATGCGTCGGAGATGAGTCGAGAAATGACGTATAGGTCGCCTTCGATGCTAACCGCCTCTACGTTGTTTGTGATGGTCTTAGGCATGACGTAGCCTTCTTCGTCTCTAACCTTCCCCTCCTCTGATATGGAGTAGCCGGGCAGCGAGGGGATATTTCTGTATTGAGTCATATCATTGGGTTCTCCTATGTTCTCCTATAATATTATTATAGCATAATTCACGGGTTCGTGTCAAGTTCTGTGGTATAATAGAGTATAAGAAACTGAAGGAGGAACCAATCAATGCCTTTATATCTGTACTGCTGCCCCAAACACGGGCAGTTTGAGAGAATTGTTCGTCTGGGCCGTCTAGGGAAGTTCGTTGCAAAATGTGCCACTGAGGGCTGTAATTACAAGACGAAAAAACGAGAGTTGACCACACCGGGTGAGGTACGGTTAGTTGGCGGGTCTGGTGGGTTCACTGGTTCCAAGACTGCGAAGGTAGTTCATAAGCGTATTAGCTCGTGATTGAGGCACTGACAGTTTGGGTTGGTGCGGTAGCCATTGCCTTCTTTACGACGGTTGGTGCTCCTACGCCTGTTGCCGACGCTCCCGCGCCCACGCCGGAACCGGTAGCTGAGACTAAGCCCTTCGTCATTAACCCCCACGGCAGACACCTGCACGCCCTAACCCCCACCAAGACTACCACTACGACTACTACTACCTTGAGCCACTGTGAGGCAGTGTCAAGCTGCTGCTCCTGTAAGTGACTAATTATCTTAAATACAGGCGGCGATTCCTGCTGTGGGCTATGGAGACTCGTCTCTACAGCTATATGCTGAGGTACGTCATCCCCAAGATACGCTTTACCACGGGACACGGCGGTATAGGCGGGCGCAAATTCTGGAAGATGTATGCTGAGCTACAGCCCGGTGACATCGTGCTGTCCATCGACGCTAAGAAGCTGACCACGATGCTGATACCCGGTATATGGTCGCATGCTGCTGTATGCGTCAGTAAGGACAAGGATTTCGAGATAGCTGAGATGGTAGCCACGGGCTATAAGCAGACGACCTTCATGGACTTCTGCGCGGAGGCTACAAGGGTGTGCATCATCAGGGGCAAAAACTTCGATAAGTACTACGTGCGGATATTTATTGATAATACTTTAAGCTACAAGGGAACGCCGTATGACCAGAAGTTTAAGCTGGGCGTCGGAGCCTTATCCTGCTCGGAGCTGGTATATATGGCCGATACTGAGAAGAGGCTGGACTGTAGCCTAGAGGACATAGCCGGTCTGGGACGCCCCTACATCAGTCCAACTGGTATTTACTTCAGCGAAGTGGATGTGATTAGCGATTCTGACGCTATTATGTGATATACTGAAGGTATGAACATATTAAAACTCTCTCTCGCAATACTACTCTTTCTCCCGGTTACATCTTACGCTGCGCCTATGCTGCTGAACGTAGTCATCCCTGAGGATGCTGTCCCTTACTTGGAGGCTGCTTCTGCTCATGCTGGTTACGACAATGTTGACGATTACGTCCTCAGCGTCATCCACGAGGACATGACTCGACAGAACTTACAGGCAGACGAACAGGCCGCTCGCGCCGCAACTCGTGACGCTGCTAAGGCGAAGTCACAGGCAATACGGGACGCGCTGCCTTTGCCCGCTCGTCCTGACCGCATAAACCCGTGAGCCAGTACACGCCTGAACAAGTAGCTAAAGCTAAGAAGCAGATGCGCTCGAACGTGCATAAAATGGCTGTAGATAATCCCATGACTGCCGAGCAGATTCAGTCTGCTATCGAGCGTGGCGACCGTATTATCGATAAGATGATGGCTTTCACTGTCGAGGAAGTCGAAAGCATGACTCAGACCGAAATGATTGAGGAAGCTGTCGAACAGCTCCCCGAGGTCGGGGCAGGAGACAGGAAGCGTATCGTCGTCAAGTCTAAGAAGATTCTCGACAAGTTTGAGGCCATCCCGCCCGTCTACCCCGGTACTAACGCTGCTATGTTTATGCTCACCATACTGTGCGTCTCCTTTGGACTGGCCCTCTGGTGCGCTATCCTCTACAGGATAGTGCTGTGAGTGCGTTTGCGTCCGTTGCTGACGCCTCCAAGAACCTCGTGCTTATCTGCGCTGGGTTAGGTCTGATTGGTTCGATAGTCGGAGGGGCCTTTTGGGGCGTCAACGATGTCCTAGCCCAGATTGACAGCATCGCCACTACTCAGCAGCAGCAAGAGACGAACACTACGGCTATTAAAAAGCAGGGTAGGGCTATCAAGAGCATCGAGGAGACTGTTAGTGTTATTGACCGAGCGCAGGACAAGCTCATCGACAATCAGAATACCATGTGGGAAAAGCAGCAAGCCACAGATGCTAAGATTGACCAGATTCTAAAAGCCGTCGCGCCCCCACCAAGCTGACCTGTTCCCCTTAGCGCTGTGGTAGCGTTTGACTATCTGGCGAGCGTTACTGGGGTATGAGATGTCGTGCTTGTCAGCTACCTCCGGCCAACTCATCCCGCCGTCTCTATCGGCGGCCATCTGGGCGTGGTCGAGGGGCTTCTTACCTGCCTTCAGTCGTTGCGAGTCACTGTGGCTCCTCAATTTGACACCTTCAGACTTTAGTATGTCCTTTGCCCGACTGAGTGGCAAGTCTAGCTTGTCCTCTACTTGATACGTAGACAAGAACTCCTTCGTATAGAGTCGCACCACTTCGGCCCAAGTCTCTGGGCTGTCCTGCCTGTGAGCCCTCTGGTGTTCGTGGAACGTGAGGTGTACGAGGTTACTGGGGTGATAGTTAGTCTTACTGAAGTCAATGTGGTGGACGTCAGTCTTGGTTGCAGGGTCGGGGTTATCCACGAGTAGGTCGGCTACTGCCTTGTGGACGTGGACTCTTGTCTGCTTCCCCATGCTAGTTCTCACTGCGTATACAGCAGGATAGCCTAGATGTAAATGCACCTTGGGCTTGAACCAGTCCAGCTTATCAGTAAAGCGCCAAATCTCTAGCTTCTTTGGCTCTAGATAAGCGTCGGTATCGTCTATTGGTAGTAGGTCTTTGATGTTCATCTTATATGCACCATCACCCCCATCAAACTGAAATCTTAGCCTTTATCTTCGGATGATACCGATAATTCTCTACCACGATATCGTGATACGTAAAGCCATCGATGTCTGTGATTTCAGGATTCAACTCCAGTGTGGGGGTGTCGTATAGTTTGTCGGCTCTGTCTAGTTGAAGATGAACTTGCTCTAGGTGATTGCAGTAAATATGCGCGTCCCCTATCGTGTGGATGAACTCCTTGGCCCTCAATCCAGTGACGTGAGCTATCATGTGCGTGAGTAGCGAGTACGAAGTAATGTTGAATGGTACGCCCAGAAAAGCGTCTGCACTCCGTTGGTACATGTGAGAGGACAGATGATTCTCTCGAACGTAGAACTGGAACATCATGTGACACGGTGGTAAAGCCATCTGGTCTAACTCACCGGGGTTCCATGCGCTAACTATGTGCCTACGAGAGTATGGGTCGTCCTTGATGTTTTGGATAACGTTGGCTATTTGGTCAATGCCGGGACTGTGTAACTGTGCGCCCCAGCTTCTCCACTGGTGCCCGTACACCTTGCCCAGTTCTCCCTGTGCGTCGCTCCACTCGTTCCATATCTTAACTCCTCTTTCTGTCAGGTACTCGGTATTCGTGTCTCCACTCAGGAACCATATTAACTCATGGATGACGCTGGGGAGGTGTACGAACTTAGAGGTAACGACTGGCAGGTTGTTCTCTGTCAGGTCGTAGCGGGACTGAGTACCGAATGTGCTAATAGTACCCGTGCCAGTACGGTCATCGCTCTGGACGCCGTTAAGCAAAATGTTGCCTAGTAGGTCTAAATATTCCTTCATCTTATATAACGTTTACGCCGTGCTCCGTATCATGTAAAAAACTCCCCACAAACAAGCCTAGCTGTAAAGTCGTGCTCATCCCAGCTGGTCTATAGTGGGCAGGATGATCGATGGGCACCGCGGCGCAGGCTCCACCTCGAACGTCCGTAGTGTTACTTTCATCTCTGTAATCCTCCAATTTCCAACTCTTAGGGTATTCCTAAGTGTTGCCAATATGCACGACAAATCCGTTCGTGGTTCACGGGTCGGCGTTTTGTGTCCAACAAAGCGTCTTATAGTCAACAGACGAACCGCAAGATGGCCGGAAGCGAACCCTCATGAACATCTCCGAGCTCGCCGTCGAAGACGTGGCCTTCGATATCCTTGCAGGGCTCGGCTTACTCATCAGGCTCCTGCAACCATCCGGCAATACCGGATAGTTGCCTGACGTTTCCGCTGGCGGCGCTCACAGTCTTGGCCTCCAGTCTCTTGATTAGCGCATCGACCTGCCACTGGGCCTCCTTGCCCCACGCCTCCTCTAGGGAGGCATCCTCCGCCCCCTCTACGACGGCCCATTCGGCACCTGCGGCCCGTGCGCTACGTGCGCCGACATCCGCGGCGACCTCTGCGGCGGCGGCCCATCCGGTGGCACGTGCGGCCCATGAGACCTCGGTGGCGGCGGCCCACGCAGCCATCTGGGCGGCACGGAGTTCCTCGTCGGTGGCGTCCCCCTCGGCGTACCGACGGGCAACCTCGATGGCTTGGCGCGGGCGCTTGTCGTCAGGGAATTTCTTCTCCAGCAGGGGCAACACACGCTCTGCGCAATCGCACGCAAACAGCCGCAACGTTGCGTCATCTACCCACTCCTCGCGCAATACAACCCACAGCCGGTCTACAGCGGGGCAATCCTCGACGCGCAGAATATCAAGCGCAGTGCCCTGCCAGTCTTCCGGCAGGTATTTAGATGGGTCATAGCACGGCGACTCGTTGCGTATGTCACCTATTGTTCGGATTGGTAATTTATCCATTGTTTACGCCTAGCTCCGTATCACGTAAAAAACTCCACACAAACAAGTCTGGCTGTAAAGTCACCACGAGAGCCTGAGCGGCCCCACTGACAGGCCGAAGGTGGTCTTTTTTGGCCATCTCCAATCGAACGGCAACAACTCAACCCTTATATTTATGCCCTCAAGCCACTCCCACCAAGACTCAACTTCCTCAGCAGCGTCATACACCTCTATGACAGTTTTTCTGTCTGGGTTATCTCTGCACTGCTCCAGCAAATTTATCGCTTCATCGAGATATTCGGAATTAAAGTCCCAGCAGAGCCCCGAGTCGGGGTCATCATCATCGAAAGGCTGCCAGATACATATCGATTCGCCACCCTTATACACTGTACGCTCGACGCGCAAATGTGGCCCAGCAAAGTGGCTCTCTGTCTCTATAATATCCATTAGTTCAACTCCTCCATTGGTGTTCGGTTGTATTTTAGTCATAGTATACTATCACCCCCATCACATCGACGATTAACAACACGGCGTCCAGTAAGGCTAAGCTCCAGATTCTTGCTCTCACACCGTAGGTCAGCCATAATAAATCGCCCGTTACGCTCACAACGAACCCAGTACCCATGAAGCCGCCAACAAAGAGCACCCTACCCGCAAGCACACAGACCGTTCCAATCCACCCTAGCCAGCTCATGTTACTTGCACTCTACTTAGTAAGTGTACCACAGTGGGAGGAGCAGGTAACTTAAGTCTTAGTCACCCCCCAGAAGTACAAATCATTGGGGGAGCAGTTAACCTCGAAAGCATAAGAGGAAAAAATCGTATCAAGGTCTAGGGCATTTTTTATATCACCCTCTGTTAAATTCTTATAGTAATTTCCCCACGCCTCGTCCCCTATACTCGTAGTTCCTGAATCGCTTGGAGTTGTTCTTTCAGTTCCATGTTCAGGTCGCCCGACTGTCGCACAGGTAAACATTAGTAACCCTCCGGGCTTGAGGATTCTAACACAATTTTTCAGCGTAGCTTCGTAGTGCATATCGTGCTCAAAACACTCTGTAGATATGACGACGGCACACTGTGCCGAAGGGGAGAATTCATGCCCCGGACAAACTACATCAACATTTTTTCCCTCCACAACATCCACGCCCGTATACGACCCCCCACTAAAAAGATATTTGTTGTTCCCGTTTATATCTAGGCTTCCTATATCAACTACTGCGGTATCAGTAAAAAAGTTAGGGAACATAGCCTTAACTCTCATACAGAACTGTTTTTGTTGTCCGTGTGCCACTACTTGTCCTCCTTGCGCTTGTCTTCTCTGCGGCGTATCTCCATCAAGTCGTCGAAGTAGCCACGAATCTCTGGGTCGGCGGTCTCCATGCGCTTGGCAATGGCCTCCTCCAATGAGGTAGGCTCGGGTGTGGTTAGAGCTTCACGCGAGTAGTAACCGGCCCATCTCTCGCGCAAACCATCTCGGTATGCGTCGTGAGCGGGCGTAGAAGAGACAGGCTTCGGCAGGGTGTCATCCTGACCAAGTATACCGCGCTCCTCGTTCCAGTCGTCGAACAGTTTGGAAAAGTCCCCACTGTCGTCCTCCTGTTCAGCCGAGAACTCTTCAGCCTCAGCCCACTCCTCCTCGTCGATGAGGAACTGGAGGTATTCTATCGCTTTCTCAAGGTCGGCAACACCGCCCTTAGCACGCCAACGAGACACGTACTTAACGACGTTTCCCTCACAGAAGTCAAGCCCGTTCGCCAGTATGTAGGCGATGGGTGAAATGGGTGTGTCATAGTGGTCTGGCTTCTTGGTCATAGTGTGTCCTCCTGTAGGTCTGTATCTGCTAGTCGGGTCTTGTAGCGTTTGACGATAGTGTGAGCGTTACCGGGGCTTAGGATATCGTGCTTATCGCACACCTCCTGCCAACTCATCCCGCCATCTCTGTCAGCGGCGACCTGAGCGTGGTCGAGGGGCTTCTTACCTGCTGCTATTCGTTTTCCGTCACTGTTGCTCCTCATCTCGACACCTTCAGACCTTAGTATGTGCCATGCCTGAGTGCGTGGCAAGTCTAGTTTCTTATGGATTTGATACGTAGACAAGAACTCCTCCTTGTAGAGTCGCACCACTTCGGCTCTAGTCTCTGGGCTATCCTGCCTGTGGGCTTCTCTGTGTTCTGCGTGAGTGAGATGTACGAGGTTACTGGGGTCGTAGTTGTCCCTGCTGAAGTCAATGTGATGGACGTCAGTCTTGGTTGCAGGGTCGGGGTTATCCACGAGACAGTCGGCTACTGCCTTGTGGACGCGGACGAGTGTCTGCTTCCCTGTGCTCGTCTTTACTGCGCTTACAACAGGATAGCCTGCATGTAGGCACACACTGGGCTTGAACCAGTCATTGCGCTCGGTATAACGCCAAATCTCTAGCTTCTTGGGGTCAAGATAAGCGTCAGTGTCGTCAATCGGTAGTAGGTCTTTGATGTTCATATGTCTATTATAGCACAATTGCGCTGCTGCTGTCAAGGGCTCTTAGTACATAACTGCTTCGAGAATTCGCCAAGGCAATCGAGGCTGCAGAAAAAGTAGATTACTTCTCTATCGTCCTCCGCAAAGTACATGCTGGGTTTACGTCCGCCTCTCGTGTCCTGCTGTGAGCCACAGCAGTGACAGTCTGGGTAGTGCGGGTGGCTCACGAGCTTTCTGACGATGACTGGCTGTTCCCGGTCAGAGACATCCACCCAGTAGAAACGCTCGGCCATCGCTCTGTCAAGCGACGAAGAGCGTCGATGGTAGAGGCGGTAAAGGGAGTCAATCATCACAAAACGCTTCGTATTCGTTTGAACGCGGAAGTAACGACGTGCTTGAGGAGCATAGCAATCTCCGTTGTGACGAGAACCAACGCAGTGACGGTGCCGAAGAGAAGCAGAAATAGGCCGTCGCTCAGCTGGCGCTGGTTAACAGCTTTCTGGAGTCTATTTTCGCCCACGTTTCTTACCTACGATTTCGTTGATAATAGCCATAACGTGTTTGTTGTCGAGGAATATCCCAGCGAGGCCGTGGCCTAGCGCTTGGACTATCTGTTCCTCTCTACCGAGCTTGAAATCCTCACGGCAGCCCGTGAGTTCACACAGTGCGTGGAGAAATTCGTGCAGCATGGTCTCCAGTGCCATACTGTCCGCTAGTTCAGACGAGAAGGCCAGTTCTAAGGTAGCCGGGCACATGTAGCCGTAGGCGTGGCTCGCCTTACCGAGGTTGTGCTTGTTCGACTTGACGTCGCCGGGGTTGAGAGGCCAGAGTCCTTTACGGACTGACACGTCGAACTTGTGCGCGCCTATCTTCACCTTCTTACCATCTAGCGGAGCTAGTATGCTTTTTTTGCCTTTAAGAGCCACTTGGGGCCGCCTTCTTGGGTTTACGTGAGCCGCCACAGTATGCTTTTCCCGAGTGCTTGGAGGCGTGGTTGCCTGATGTGATAATGTCCACGTTCAGGAAGTCGTTTCCGCCTTTCACGACAGACAGTGCGCGTCCGAACTTGCCTTTACCGAAGTATATGAGCTTGAGGTCTTTGTGTTCTTGAAACCACTTGATTGTGTAAGCCTTGGCGACCTCTCCCTCGGGCTTCTCTACGCCGCGTGTCTCTGGGGTGTCAACTCCTATGAGGCGGGTGCGTATGAGCGTGTAGGTGTCGAAGCCGAGGTTTATCAGCAGGTCTTGCGTGTCTCCGTCTATAATCCGCACTACCTTGTCAACCTCAAAGATGCCTACGGGGTTTTTGCCGCAGGCCACGTCCGCGATAGTAGGTGGGGCAGGGGCGGATAAGGCGAGGGTTGGCGAGGCGAGAGTCAGAGCGAGCAGGCAGGCTATGATGGGCTTAGGGAGCGCTCTACGCCTGCGCTGGTAGTTCTGGTTCTTCTGCTTGACCTTATCCTTGTTTGTGGAGGCCCAGTTGTTATAGTATTCCGGGTTATCCTTGCGCCACGCCTTAGCGTAGGCTTTGCGGCAGTCCTTGCAGGGCTGGACGGGTTTACCCTTGACACTGTAGAATAATTCGGCTTCTTTGATGTCGTTGCATTTCGAGCATTTCTTGTTCAGGGCCATTAGTATTCCTCCAGTAATATATTTAGTATATCACAGCTTTACTGCACAAATCGCTGCCAATACGCATTATCCGCGTCGGCTTCTATTAAGCGCAAGTGGGTGGGGCCGTTTCGTATTTTGGCTTCGGGGGTGATACGACAGAACTCGATAATGTGGCCCGATTGGTTCAATATAACGGCAGGTACGGCGTCGTTGGTTATCTTCATCAGCAACTCAGTTGCAGCGGAGAGGTCAGGCACCGACAGGCAGCCCAGTTCAGGGAAGGGGGCTTTGCCGTGCTTCCGGCAGGCCCGGCCTAGGACACCTTCGACGTCAATGGCGAAAAAGGGTCTGACCTCTATCTGGGGCCGGTATCTGTGGGTGGAGCCTCTCTCTGGGTAGCGAGCGTTGAACAGCTGGCTGTCCATGTCGAATAAGCGCCTCTGATACTCGGTGTAGGTTGTGAATGTCATGGCTATGTCGCCCAAGCTGTTTTCCAGTAGCTGCTGGTGCCACGGCCCTCCTCCCTTGCGCCCGTTGGGGTCAGGGTACTGGGTCGCAGGTGTGCGACCTCTGTACTCTGCGTACTCTTTCACGGTATCGACGGGTATTGGCTTAGCTGGAATCATATACCCATTATAGCACATTTAGCCTTCTGTGTCCAATCTAATGTCAAAACCTTTCATGGCTTTTGAGTAGTCTTCGGCGTACTTGTCGGCGATGAGCACCTCTTGTTCGATGCTCTCAAAGTCGTCGCTGACCCGCTGGATGAGGATTCCCCACCTGTCACGGACTTCTGGGTCGTTGATTATCTCACCTGCCAAGTCCCGCTCGTGCCACCGGGTAGCAATCATGATGGCGCTGCCGGTCGGCTCGATACGAGTGAGCCAGACTATTTTGAAAGTGTTGTTTATAGCGTCTCGCTTGGCGGGCTGCGCGATGACTGAGTTGTAGTCTCCCAAGTCATCTGCGAGCAGGTAGTCGCAACGACCACCAATACCCGTAGAGGTCACACCCTTCGCATCGATGCTTGCATCCTTGGCGTTGGTTGTTCGCTCTACGAACAGTCTGTGCTTTGTCCATTCCCTCTTCTCGTCAGGCTTCAAGCCGGGGAAGATGGCCTTCACGTCCTCATCGTGTGCGATGTAGGTACGGATAGATGCTAGGCGTTCTTTAGCTGAGTCGTCTGAGAGGCCGATAAGTTTGAGTCGTATGTTAGGATTTGAGCCAATCAAGTAGACCGGCAGAGCAATCCCGAACAATTGGGTCTTACCTGAGTTGTGGTCTACGGTGAAGTCGTCGAGTAGGTAGCGTCCGTCGTCTGTCACCTTGAATCCGAAGTACTGCTCGGTCTTATTCGTGGGTTCGATGTTGAATCCACGAACGAGTGAATCCTTCTTCCACAACGCCTCCCTACCGTCTGCTGCTTGTTTGCGAAGAACTCGGGTTGGAATTTTACTAGTATCTCCTCCAATGTAGACGCGGTAGTAAGCTCTAAGCACAGGGTTTTTTGAGTTCGTCGCTCGTTTCTGGCACTTGTTGACCGAGGCCGTAAGTCCTACGCTTCGGGCTAAGAAAACCACGTCGTTCGCTAACTGCTCAGACTTACTTATATAATCAAAGCTGCGACCGTGGAGGTGGCCGTCTGTGTCGAGTAGCCCCGCTAGAACCTGAAGCTGTACGGTTTCGGCATTGACCTTGTACGCCTGCGGGACGCGCTTAGTCCCGGACAAGCAACGGTCTAGTCCTACTTGGGTGAACATCTGTTTGATGACCTGTCCTCGGAAGTTCACAGATACGACATCGTTCCTCTTATCAGGCTCCAGTCGGTACTCAATCCCCGCCGCAGTCGCCATGTCACCAACGGCCTCCAGTAGTTCAGGGTCAGGTGAAGTAAACGAGTACATCTTCCCAAAGTAACCGTCACCTAGCATAACGCCCATAAAGTATGGGTCGATTGCTACTGAGCTAGGCTTCCACTCCACTGCTGTCTTAAACAGTTTATAGACTGACTTTTTCCACGTAGTCCAAGTCAACCACTCATCGACTGTGACCTCAATCACCTCGCCCGCTAGTCGGTTAGCTGCACCACCCGTTACCGACTCGGTGGTTCGCTTTAGTACGAGAATGTGGTCGCCAGTAACGGTGTACGAGTGTCCTCGGTCTGTGATGTTGTATGTCGGTTTTTCTCCTGTGTGGGTCTCTGTGACTTTTCGCGGCTTAGAGTCCGGGCCTACTAGGGTGTCGCCAACAACTACGTTCTCTACTTGCTTTGTCGAGCCATCTACTAGAAGTACGCCTTGACCCGCCGTATGACAGCCCATAGGAGCCAACACGAGACAGTTAAGCTCGTGCTCAAGACAGAACCTCATGTGGCCTACCCACGCCCTATGTAGAGGAGCGAGCGTGATGGCCTTGCCGGTCACCTCGTCTTTGATGGCCATTTCGGCAAAATCCTCAAAGCTTTCGCGAGCCTTCTGGAGCTTGCGCTCACGCTGCATGTTTTCAGCAGCAGCGGCTAGGGCTTCTAGCTCTTCCAGCTCCTTTATCTGCGTAGTCTTCATCCCAAAGGCTTCCGTTTGTAGTCAATCGGTTCCTTCTTCTCGGGTTCTTCAACTTCCACGTCGATAGCGTTAAGTTTGTCCTGTGCTATCCTGACACGCTCGTTGATATCCTTCTCACTCATGTCCTTGCTGATGTCGTGCTTGTGTTCGTGCTCGACTTGTGTGACGTTGTCAATGTTCACCATATTTTGCACTAGTTTGAGCGCCTGCCCGATGCTGGCAGTCAGGTCTCTGACAGAGGCGACTTCAATCTTGTCGCTGTCGAGAAGTGCGGTAGACGCGGCTTGGATGAATGTGGTAAGCTTGAGGACGGTCTCCTTCTTGCGGTCTTGGTAGAAGCGCATGAGCTCGTCATCGTCTTCGAAGACTTTGGGTAGCAGCCCCTTCTTGTAGTCGCTGTAAAGTTTCCAGCTTAAGTCGGCTATGTCGGGTGCGCTACCGTACAGCGCGAGGTCGGTGAGTTGTTCGCCAGCCTCGTCTAGGTGCTTCTCCAACTCGTCAGCCTTCATTACAAGGTGTGAGTCGTCGGGCAGGTTTTCAAGGTCAATTTCAATAGTACGTTTATCGAGCTTCGGGCCTTTCTTCTTGGGTGCTTTCTTCATACTTCTATTGTATCACAGACTGGTGACTAAGAGCCAGCTTACGACCAAAATAATCTTAATCGCCCAGTAGATTGCCAAGTATTTTACAAACTTATTCATATGCACTTCTCACAGAAGGGCTTGAACCGCTCCAGCTTGTTGTAGTCTAGTAGCGCTAACTGTTCACGTCCTGTCCCGAGGGGTACGTGCGTTCCGTCGAGTCCCCACATGGGTTCCTCGGGTTTATCCTTGCAGCCCACTCCCGCGCACTTGCCCTTCCAGAGGTACTTGTAGCAGTCGTCGAGTATGGCCTGAAAGCGAGCCGGGTAGAAGCCTAGCGTGACCTCCTGCTCCTTCAGCAGGTGGAGGTTGCTGAACAGCGTGTACGGCGGCACGGCGTCAGGGCCGGTGGGCAGGATGCGGCAGGCGCTTGCGAACCTCCTCCACTTCCCTTGGCACATTCGTTTGCCCTGCTTCACGTCGTCCACTCCCGACACCCTCAGGTTGTCGAGCGCGAGGTTGAAGGGGTCGCCGTCGAGGTGTTCCACGTCCGTGACCATGCCGACCGGGTAGAACTGGTTGACGAGGAGGTCGGCGGCACGCACCTGCTTTCTTGCGCCGTCCCGATGGAGCCGAACGCATATCACCCCACCTCTCTCCTCCCACTTCCTTTCTGCTGGTTCTAGGTCGGCTGCCTTGAACACCCTAAAGAACTGACCTGAACGGTTGATGCCGCAGTTTGGCCAGCCGAGAGGACTGTGGATAGTCGTCTCTCGTTGTACGTCGAAAGCTGTTTGGTGGAGCTTAGCGCGCATCTCGGTGAACTCCTCTACCTTCGCTGTGTCGTTGGAGACTTGGGCGCTGATAATTTGGCCCACGATAAGACTGTCAAGAGCTGAGTCCTCGGGCTGAAGGTTGTCCGTATAGAACAGCCCGGTGTGTCTCTCTGCTGGTTTGTGTTCGATAATCATACTTCGAGTATAACACAACGGCCCCCCTCGTGTCAAGGGCCGTTGTGCTTTTTTGTGTAAAAGGCCTAAAAGCAAAAACTGGCCCCCCCTAGTTGGTCTATATGGTGTATTTATTATTATGAACAAAATAAACCGGTTACTACCCCCCTGTGGTGGTGGCTTTTGGCGTTTTGCACCAAAAAGCCCACCTCTAGTACATTTTTGTCCCATCTATTGACACAGACTCCTTCAGTGTGCTATACTTAGAGTATGACTAAGGTAGAACACGAGAAGTGGCTTGACTGCTTAGACCTCGAACCGCACGAGCTGGTATGCATGCGCCGTTGGTGCGAGGAGGCCGAAAGGACTGGTAAGTGTGACCCACTCCGGTATCTCATCGAACACGCCAAGGCCAAGGTGCAGGAGGCCGCGACTCAGAAGCGCAAGGAGAGAAGCCGCCAACTTCGCACCGCAGCCAAGTCCATCCGCGAAGGGGCTAAAAGAGCTAAAGCTGTCGGCACGTATGAACCGAAGTCCAGTGCTACTCGGACAGGTAAGGCTTACATGGAGAAGTGGGGGATGACCCCGCCCTGCCAGCACTGCGGCACGACTGAGCACATGAGCATCGACCACATTATCCCTATCTCCAAGGGCGGCACCAACGCACTGGCTAACTTGCAGCCGCTGTGCCTGCCCTGTAATATAGCTAAGGGAGACAGGTAAGTGGCTCGATTAAGTAAGGACATCGACCTCTGGGTCAAGTGGGATAAAACTGCTCTTGAGCGCAAGCGTTCTGAAATCGGTGGAAGGGAATTTGACCGAGGTTGGAGACAACGAGCTATCTCAGCCGACGACATGCTTATCCAGCCCGCTCACGTGGACGCCTGCAAGAACTTCGATGCAGAGCTACTCTACCCCGGCGACCCAGACTGTGAGATATACAGCAAGGGCAAGTGGTCTACCTTCTTCGGAATTGACCTCGCAATCGCAGGCACCGAGCGCGGGGGTGACTACTTCGTCATTACGGTCATCGCCGTGGAACGCCCCAGCTTCAAGCGGCACATCGTAGGCGCGTACCGACAGCGAGGGCTGACCTTCAAGTCCCAGCTAGAGATGGTAGAGCAGTACGATGCGGCCTTCAACCCGACGCTTGTCTGCGTAGAGAACGTCGCCTATCAGGATGCGTTCGTTCAGGAGCTACAGAGGACGACCCCCATCCCCGTCCACCCGTTCGCTACCTCAGCTATCAACAAGCACAGCCTTGAGAGCGGCCTCCCCCGGCTGGCCGTGGAAATTGAGCAAGCCCGCTGGAGCATCCCGTGGGCTGAGGGCAAGACTAGAGACACGATGAGGATACTCACCGATGAGATGGTCAACTACGGCATCGCCCGGCACGACGATATGCTGATGAGTCTGTTCTTCGCCCGGATAGCAGCTACGCAGGTCAAAGTATCCACCAAGAAGCGCGTGAGAGTGATATAAAAGCCCTAAAAACCATGATATAATAGACGTATAGATTAGAATCTTGGAGGATTATAGCTAAATGGCGTTTATCGACCGGATAAAGAAGGCAACGGGCATAGGACTAGCAGAGAGAAGCATAACCTCTATCGACACTGAGGAGAAAGCCTCGGCTGCTGCACCTCTTATCCACGAGGATACGAACCACGGAGCCAGCAATATCTTCCAGCCACCCTCCTCAGGACAGGGATATGGTGACCTAGGCATCCAAGGCGACCAGAGTCACACCGACATGCTCGGGCAATACGCTCGCAGCCTCTGGGTTTACATCGCCATCAACCGCATCACGAACGCCTTGAATCAGATTTCCCTAAGAGTAGTAGACAAGCGCAAGAAAGGGAAAGCCAACGACGAGGTCAAAATAGGCCAAGGACTCGTTAAGCTCCTTGAGCAGCCCAACCCTCACACTACCCGCGTCGAGTTTCTTGAGACCATCATCCAGCACCTCTTACTTACGGGCAACGCCTTCATCGAGAAAGCCGAGACCGATAGCCGAGGCCGACCCAAAGAGCTCTACATCCTCAACCCCAAGAACATGGTCGTCGTGCCTGACCGCAAGCACTTCATCAAGGGCTACCGTTACGTAGTCAACGACAAGACCATCTCCTTCCCGAAGCAGAGCATCATCCACATCAAGCTGCCCGACCCCCGCGGAGAGAGCAGATACGGCCTGTCACCTATACAAGCAGCCCGTAGCATGATTAACACTGACCACCAAGCAAGAAGCTGGAACACGTCGTACTTCAACAACGCGACGTGGCCGTCCGGTATCATCACCTCAGAGGAGGCAATGAGCGAGACCGAGTTCAGGCGAATGAAACGCGAGCTACGCCAGAACTACGAGGGCACCAGCAAGGTTGGTAAGGTATTGGTCTTAGAGGGAGGTTTGAACTGGCAACAGACGACCCCGAACCCCAAAGACCTCGACTGGCTGAACACCCTGAAGAATGCACGCGAAGAGATACTGTCTCTGTTTGGCGTACCCCCCTCAATCGCAGGCGTGTTCAACCAAGAGTCCAGCAGCGGAAGAAGTGCTGGCGTTAGAGACCAGAGCATGCAGTTCTGGACTAATACTGTCAACCCTCTCCTAGAGCGCGTGTTGGTTAGACTCAATTTGGAGTTGGCTGACCTGTTCAGTGAGAACTACGAGATAGTAGGTGACACCGACAAGATTCCTGCCCTCAAGGATACTGTGGAGATGCAGTTGGGTAAGGCCGAGGCTTTCAAGACGCTGGTAGACGCTGGCTGGCCGCCCAACGATGCGCTGGCTGAGTTCTACCCCTCAGTGAAACCCTTTGAACACGGAGACAACCCCCTGCCTGCGCTCAACTTCAAAGGTGAGGTCGATGCTGCCGCCGAGACTGCCGCTAATGTTGCGGCTGCTGCGACTGAGAAGCCTAAGAAGGACGCTAATGGAAACAAGTAGTGTCCTCATCCTTGCGATAGCGGGAGTAATTCTTAAAGAACTCATCTCTACCTTCTGGGGTAATAGGGACAGGAATAGCAAAGCCCAGTATGAGAAGCTCATCAAGGGCTGTGACACTATCCTCAAACAGGTTACAACTAACGCCGAGCAGGTTAAAGCTGCCCAAAACGCCCTCATCAGTATCACCCAGAACCAAGTGACGGAAGCCCGTAGTAGCGCAGAATGTCAGGTGAAGATAACTGAGATTCACACCGCTACCGCCAAGATAGCGAAGTTAGAGGCAGACACCCGCACTCTCCGTGCCTCTGTGTACGAGACACTGGAACTGAGCAAAGAGCTACTCACAATGCACAAGAAGGTAGACAACGACGGCATAGAGGTGTGGTATTCTGCTCCCTACTACACCATCCACGAAAAGAGCATCGCAGCATTGAAAGAGTGCATAAAAGACCTTGACGGCAAGGTAGAGCAGATAGAACGACAAGTGGCAATCCTCACTCAGCAATACCGAAAGTCCAAGAAGTAGGGAAATGCAAAAACTGCACTTTTCTGTGCTATAATAATAGTACAGGCCAATGGCCAAGGAGGATTTTAGAATGGTAGACTTTGAGACTAAAGCAGGGAAGATTATGTCGATTGGCGACGTAACCATCAAATCTTCCAAGGACGGCAAACGACTTATTAAGGGCCTAGCTAACGCGAACACGGTTGACAGAAGCAACCAACGCATCGAGCCTACGGCCTTCGCCGCGAGCATGACTCGCTTCATGTCCAACCCGGTTATGTTCCTTAACCACTCGTGGAACATCCCGGTAGGTAAGGTAGTAGACTTCTCTATCACACCCGAAGGACTGGAGATAACCGGCGAGATAGGAGAGGGTTGGGCAGAAGCCGACCTGACATGGTCAATGATAGAGGGCGGTGCCATTCGCGCCTTCTCAGTTGGCCTTCGCCCAGAAGAGATTGAAGAGGACGACAAGGGTGTCGAAATCATCACCTCGGCTGAGCTGCTAGAGGTCTCGGTTGTGGGAATCCCCATGAACGCCGAGAGCCTGTTTGACATCGCTGGAGACGGTAGCCTGAAAGGCATCCGTGTCGTTGTTGACGAAAAGGAGATGACCTACGAAGAGCTTTGCAAGAGCAATGAGCCTGCGAAGATTGACATGGTCGTGACCGAAGAAGCTGCGGAAGCAGTAGAGGAGAAATCTGTGGAAACTACAGAAGAGACTCTCGAAGTTATCGAAGACGAAGTCGAAGTCAAAGTCGAAGAGACCGAGGAAGTTGAGCTTAAGGAAGAGGAGACCGAAGAGGTCGAGTTGGAGCTTAAGGAAGAGACTACCGAAGTTGAGCTAGACAGCGATGAGATAGAGTTGAAGGAAGAAGTAGACACTGACGCCCTTTTGGCCAAACAGGAAGTCATGGTAGGCCTCGTACAAGAAGCCACTGACAAACTGTCCAGCCTGAACGACGAAGTGGAGACCCTGAAGGCCGAGAATCTCAACCTTCAAGAGGCACTCAAAACCTTCATCAGCGATTCGATAGCCTCGGCATCTAAGTCACTATTCAGGCGATAGAATAAATCTGTACATTTTTGTACGGTTCCTGATAATTGTCTGACATTCCATGAGATTCCATGACATTCCATGAGAAGCAGGGGAGCTGTTCTTACTCGACGAGAGTCCTAAATAAGGTAGTTGTAAAAAACGCTATTTTCTATGCTACAATGAACGTATAGGACATTCGTCCTTGGTTTGTTTGATTGACAAATCTAATTCAAAGGAGAATTATCTAAAATGGATACAGTAGATAAGTCTGACGACGTGCAAGCGACTGACGACAAAATCGAAGTTGACGTCAAATCTGGTGACACCTTCTCTGAGTTGGCCAAGGAAGTGAAAGCACTTCGTGAAGCCGCTGAGAGCGCTGATGCCCGTGCGAAAGAGACTTCGGAGTACAAAGAAAAGACTGATGCCATGACTTCTGAGATTGAGGCTCTGCGCAAGCAGTTGACTCGCGAGACCAAGACCGCCCGTCAGGGTGAGTTCGAGGTCACAGACTCGGATGTCAATATTCCGTCTTACACTGGCAAGCAGCTCGATAGGCTCTTCACACTCAAGGCTCAGGCCGGAAGTGACGTGGAGCGTATGCAAGAGGGCAACGACATGCTTTACATAGCCAACACGATTCTCGGTGGAAATGCGATGAAGCATGCCGAAATCGCTGACTATGTGGGCGAGCAGTACCCTGAGCTGGCGAAAGCTATGGATACCGGAGACAGCACTCAGGACGTTACGACGTCTACAGGCTGGATTCCCACTGGCTTTTCAGCCAGTATGGTGGAAGCCGTGAGGTTGCAGCTTAACGTTGCTAACCTGCATGGTCGTTTCAGCATGCCCACGAACCCGTACAAGCTGCCCATCGAAGGTGCTGACATCAACGCCTACGTTGTGAGCGAAGCGACTACGGACATCGCAGACCACACTGAGTACGTGACTGCCCAGACATCCGACACAAGCAACGTAGTGTTCAACGCCAAGAAGATTGGCGTTCGCACCGTGGTTTCGACCGAGATGACTGAGGATAGTATCGTTCCTGTGCTGCCTTACGTTCGTGACAAGATAGCGCTGGCGCTGGCCGAAGCTCAGGAGAACGTCCTGATAAACGGTGACCTCCGAACCTCGGGAACCACTAACCTTAGTGGTCTCACGTACGCTTCGGGTGGACAGCTTCAGGCGTGGGATGGCTACAGGCGTATGGCTCAGATAAGTGGCACGACCACTGACTTGAGCGGCACGTTCTCGTTGGCTAACCTGCGTAAGCTGCGGACTGCAATGGGTAAGTACGGTGTTTCGACCCGTAACTTGGCCTTCGTGGTTGGCATCAACGCATACCACACCCTTCTGGACTTAACGGAAGTCGTGACTGTTGATAAAATCGGCAGCCGCGCTACTATCCTCGACGGCCAGATGGGCAGCATCGACGGCATCCCCATTCTCATCTCGGAATTCGTTAGCGAAGACTTGGATGCGGTTGGTGAGTCTGAAGGTGGTGGGGGTGGAACCACAGAGATTCTGTGTGTCCGCACCGACGCGATGCGCTTCGGCGATAGGCGTGGCATCACGCTGAAGAGTCGTGAACAGATAGAAACCGACCAAAATGTGGTGGTGGCTTTACAGCGCCTCGACTTTAAGGCCGTTCAGAGCACTAGTGATTCGATTGTGTCGGCTGGTGTTGGAGTTGCTCTGAAGGCGTAAGCTAGAAGAACAATGTTCTATTACCTCGGCCCCTCGGAGAGCAATCTCCGGGGGGCTTTTGCGTTTGGGACAATTACTAACTAAACCGTCAAAAACCATGCTATAATGAACATAGGTGGAACGTATAGTCCCACCTCAATTTATTTAGGAGAAATAATAGCATGGCTAATAATGCCCCCAGTACACAGTTTATGCAGATACCCACCTCGGGCGCGACCACAACCGTGGACACCCCCGGCGAGCGTATCGCCATTGTTGGAACCACTCTGGCCACCAACAACGGCACGACCGACACACAAATTACCCCTTGGGATTTCGGCACAGTCGATATCTCAGCAGGAGCCGCTAACTCAGCGGTCTTCAACCTTATCTGGACGGTCACTGCCGACAACGGCAACACGACCGCTGACAACTTTCGCTTCTGGATGTCCAACGATGGATTCGCTAGTACGACAGACCTAAAATACGCCTGTCTCTCTGGCCCTGAAATCAACACGACTACAGACTCTAACATCGACGCGGTTTACGTGGCGAGTGCTACCACTGGTAGTTACACGTACCGAACCTCGAACGACGAAGGTGAAGGCGAACCTACCGTGAACTTGGCTGCCGCAGACGATACTAACAGCTTGTCCCTGTCCTCAGGTTCGACTGATGGTATCCATATTGCAGCTTACTTTGCGGTGGTTGACGAGGAAAAGACAGGTACTTATCAAGGCACGACGGCTGGTTACGAGCTACAGTGCAGTTTGAAGTTCGACTTCAGCTAACCTCGAAATCTACCTTGGGCCTTGGCCTCCAAAAGAGGCGACTGCTCTTAGCCCTCCTCTTCCGGTAATACCGGGGGAGGGGGGCTAAATTCTACGTAAAACCGTGCTATACTGGTAGTACTGACTACATTTAAGGAGGATACCAATGCCGGGGCCAGAGATAAAACAAGGTTACATACAGTTTCTTTACATTCATCGCAATGGAGACGTCGAGTCTTCTCGTGACTTCCACTGGCGTGACATCGAAATCGAGACCTTGGTTCGTATCGAGTGTTACTGGCGGCGTGGTTCCTTCGTCCTAGACGTAGACGACCTCCCCCCTGACTTCTTGGAGTTCGTATCCTACCGCTCCTCAGGCACCACCAAGATTACGCTGTCGGACGGCAGCTCAGCCATCGTCCCCCTCGACTCAATATCGTTCGGGTACACAAATGGCTCACAGGAGTTTCTTACTGAGTTCCACTATTTTGATGGAACCATCCTAAAGAACGACCTCGTCAACGTACATGTATCTGACCCCAACATAAACCTAACCCACTTTCACCCTCGCTCCGTTCGTCCCATACCTGACATCGTCAAAGGTAGAGGCCCGTTTCAATCATGGGTGCCGGGTCAGGGTAAGCCCCCGTTCCCAGTCACACGCCGCCAAGCAGGGCCGAGACATCCGAGAAGCAAAGCAGGCGGGCCACAAGGAAGACCAGACATTCAGGCCAAGCCCCAGCGCAGGAGAACCTAACAAGTGGCTGGTTTCGGCGCAATTACGGTGTCCAACGACGCTCTTACTGGGAGCGCCACAGCAGACGTAGCAGTACAGGACGGCCCAACCGTAGCAGCATCAGAAACTATGGTGCAGGTTATGTCCACGGCGTCTGCTGAGAACACCGTCACACAGGCAGGCCAGACCATCACAGCTTCTGCCCTTATCCTTTCAGCAAACAACAACCGCAAGAGCTTCGTTGTCCAGTCCTTCACTGTCGACGGTACAGGGAACAATGACATTGTTTACATAGGGGATGCCTCGGTTTCGACTACAAACGGGTTAGCCCTACTTGATGGCGACTCCTACACGGACGATAGGTGGACTGGCGTAGTTTACGCCGTGACCGCCAGCGGCGAGACCGCTTACGTGCGGTTCTGGGAGCGCGACTAGGATGAAAATATTACTTAGTATCTTAATGGTGAGTCTCATGGCTGTACCTTCCTATGCGGGATGTATAGACGAGGTTGTCTCCTTAGAGAGAGAGCTGGTTGCTACCAAGCAGTACGTAGGGGAGATGTCCCTCGTAATGAATGCAGTAGGCGCAGCAGCTTGGGCCAGACGAGCAGACGGCACCTTATGCCGCGACATCCCACCCGAAGCGGCCTGTCGCAGCGACATGGGTGACTTCCGTTTCCTCCTTGCTTACTACACCCAGATGACAAAACTTCGTGATGCAGTGACTACTGCCTGTGTGGGTGAGCCGAACGCTAACGTGCGCCTCTTCAGGGACGCCATACTTAATAGCTTAGACATAAATATCGCTAAACTACACGCGATGGAAGACCAACGCAACTAATCAAGATTAAGTAGGAGGGTATAAAGATGCGTAAATCACTACTCCTCGCAGCCACGGTGTTAGTAGTCGTAGGCTCCTTTCTGTCCTCGGACGCGCTCCGAGCGCGCATCTCTTCGCGTGGCCTCAAGATATTCAGTAACGCTGCATACCAAGGTAAGGCTACCACACTCAACTTTGATGCTAATTACAGCGTAGACTGTGAAGCAGAGAAGAAGACCTGTCAAGTGGCGCTGGACAACGACGCGTACATAGTAGGCGAGACCGTTCCCTATCTAGCCACAGACCTCCCCATAACAGGCACCGCGTGGAGTCCCGGCATCGACATCATCCAACTGCTTGACGCACCAGACAGTGCCAATGACCCAGTAAGTAAATCCTACGTTGATGCCTTTGACACCAACGTCCCTCCTCTCCGCAGGCAGGTAGTACTGTTCGCCAACGTCGATGTCATGTCAGGTGATGGAGTATCTCGGGTTTTTACCTATTCCGCAAGCGATACCTTTGGCCCCATAATGAGCACTAGCGTTGGGTTCGACGGTACGTGTCACACCTTCTATGCCCACATAGAAGGTGTCACAGGCGAAGCGGACGAACAGGTATCCATCCAATTCCGGTTGAACGCACAGACCTCAGACTACGTATTCTCCTGTTACATACAGACGGATACCGATGTTACCTGTACCAACTTAACCGACAACAGCACTTGCACGGCAGCCAACACACCAGACCACTGCTGCTCCGGCTTAGGAACAGGAGTGTGTGGCACGCTGGCGGTAGCCGCTACTGACACGTTCTACTTTGGCTTCCAGTGTGATGACCTAGTTGGCACCCCCTGTCCACTGAACGGTTCTGACCCCACTGTAAGTGCAACCCTAGCCTGCACGGAGGATTTCTAATGAAGCAGCTAGGAAGAGTACTGGCACTATCCTTAGTAGCCTTCTCTATCTCCTACGTCTCAAACGCTGGGCGTGTCGCTACTAGACACGTCTCTGTCCAGAAAGAGGGCGTGACAGTAGGCAGAGCACGCGTCCTCAACTTGAGTACAGGCTTTACAACCACCTGTGTTGGAGGAGGTAACCCTGAATGTGATATATCCCAAGACGCTAACGTGTACGTAGAAGGCGAGACGACACCAGCTACCGCCGCTGACCTTCCTACGTCAGGCTCGTGGACAGTTGACCAAAACAACATACAAATTACGGCTGACCCAGATAGTGCTAATGATGTAGTTCGTGCGGGCTACAATCGACAACACCGAAAGAAGATGTTACGATTCTCGACAAACAACCTATCCCTAGCAGACGGCACTCTTCAGTATTGTAGTATGGCTAGATGCTCCACACTTAGTCCTATCACACGCACTTCGCTCGGGGGGGTAGGGTCGGGTCTGAGCCTGTATTGCGATGAGATAAACGTGGAAGTGACAGGCAACCCGGTTGAGGCAGGTAATAACGCAGACGTCACTGTGGGCTTGTGGCGTAATGCATCCTTCACTACGGGCTGCGCGTGTACTCTTTTGATTAAAAGTACCACAGGGGCGAGTACATACGCGTGTACCGATACTTGCACTTACTCCTTTAACGAGTCTGACGACTGGGTTTTTAAGGTACAATGTGATGGAGCAGGCTGCCCTATATCGGCAGGCTTCGGCGTCAACGTCTCAGGCGCAGCACGCTGCTTCGTAGATGATGGGTACAACTGATGGACAGGTTTTATTTCATAATAGCACTGCTGGCTTTCACAGGTTCTCTGTTTCTGGGTGACAACCTGAAGGCACAGCGCGTACCTCTTCGAGGGGTTGCCATACAAGACAACTCCGTATTGAAGGGTAGCGCGACTACCCTCGACTTCGCAAGTGACTTCACGGTGGTCTGCAACTCAGGAGGCCAAGAGTGTGACATCGCACCCCTGTCCACTGTGTATATGGTTGGAGAACTAACACCTGACACCACAGCGGAGCTACCCACCACTGGAGTATGGGAGATAAATCAAGACACCCTACAGATTAGTGCTGACCCAGATAGCAACAACGACATAGCGCGCAAGTCATACGCAGACAACGCACAGAGAATGTGGCTAATGGCCAGCTTGTCTCACGACACCACACTGACTAACGGCACCCACCGCTACTACAATCAGAATGGTGGTTGGGCGTCTAACAATGAGGCAGAGATAGTAACGGCTACCGCCTTTACCTGCGACCATCTCTGGGTAGACACGATTGGACTTGGCACACCTAACACTGACGAGACTATGGAGATATGGCTGCTGAAGAATGATGTCGCCACCGACTTGACTTGTACCATAGACACGAGCGCTGAGGTAGACTGCGACGACGCAGGCTCAGCATCCTTCGTCCTTGGTGACACCTACTCATTTGAAGCAACCTGCGATGGCACTGACTGTCCCCTGAGTGCTGCATTCGGGCAAAATATGACTATGATAGCGGACTGCTTACTGGATTAGAGAGGATAACATGACGAAAATACTTACAACAATACTAGCTGCCACCCTCTTATGGGGGGCTCCCGTGGTCGCTGCTGACCGCGAGTATGGTGACTTCCCGTTTACTGATGGGTTTGAGTACTGCTTTCTCGCTGAGGAAGCGGGCTTATCTCACTGCGAAACTGACGCTACCGTTCGCTGTACACAACGAGGAGGTAGGTGTATCTCATCTGTTTGTACTGACTCGGTTAACGCCGCGTCGTGTACTACGGATGCTGACTGCCACCATCCAGAGCTAAACTGTAGTGAGGAGGTACCATCAGGCCAAGCCTGCCTCGAACGTAGGAGCGGTAGCACTGCATGGGACGTGCCTATTTATAGCCACATGGCCTCCGGCACTATAACCGCCCAAACCAGTAGCCCAGACGGAACTCCGTTTGCTGGCTTTACCTACCAAGGAGACGGCTTTGACATTTTCACGACCGGCGTTTGCGACATAAGTCCCGGCAATAATCGGACATATAAATGTTTCGTGGACGCCGATTGTGCCGCGAACTCCGACTGCACGGCGTCAGAAACTCCCGCAAAGTGCTGTACCGGCTCAGGAACAGGTACGTGCCTTGGCCCCGGTTACTCGGTTGGCGCTTGTGATGCAGGCACTGACATACCCTACAGCCGAGGCTATCCGGGTAGCTCTTGTGCTATGGCCTTCGTCGCTGACGCTAGTCAGACGGAGTGCTCTACCTCCTCAACTTGTGATGGCACTGCTCCTAATAAGTCATGTTCTAATGACGGAACCTTTTGTAACGACGCGGACGACTGTGACGATTTCTGCACTATTGACGCGGATTGTGCTGTTGCATGCAGTGGAACAGCCAACGGAGGGGACGCCTACATAGCCCGTGTAGTGGAGGAACGTTCTGCTGTCGTTCACGCAGCTATCGCTATGGATTCTCTTGTGACTAACAACGTTACTACCCTTGGACTGAGAAAGCCATTCATGGGTTTCATGGACTCCAATTACGAGAATCAGTGCCACCTACAGGCCGAATTCGTTTCGTGCGACATCTATGACGTTGGTAAGAAAGAGTGTACCACAGCACAGTGGAACTACAACGTTTCGCTTTATTACAAAGAGGACAAGTTCAGGTGTGACGCAGGTAGTCGTAACCCCGACACAGCCTGCGAACCCGACGCGAACAACCATGACGACGACAACTGCGCGGCGACTACTGCTGGCGAGGCTCTATGTTCCTCGGGTGCTATAGCTGTTGGGCAGGTTGACGCTGGTACGTTCGTTAACATGGCTATCGAGGAAGACCACGGAACCTGCGACGTTACACCCGCTTCTACTAACTGTGGAAACACAGAAGCGGGTAAGTGCGACAACGACGTCACTCAGACATGTGCCTCAAACTCTGACTGTGGTCTATGCTCAACTGACAATAGTTGGTGCGCAAACGCCAACGACTGTCCACAAGGGTTGCTTATTTGCGGCGCGTGGCTAGACGGGGTTGATATAGGTCATTCTACCTTTCTCGCGGGAGCCTGTACCGAAGACGGCTGGGCCTGCGGAGACAACGACGACTGTCAGTATATGGGAACGTGTGACGCCAGTGTGTGCACTAACACAGGTGATGCTTGCTCTGTAGACGGCGACTGCGAGTGGGACGGAAGGTGTAGTAGTTGGACGCTCAACCCTACGTGTCTCGTGCTGGCAGGCGACGACAAGTGTAGCAACAACGGGTCTACCACATGCACGACCGACGACGACTGCGACCTTGATTACCCATTCGACGAATCAGCTCAACGCTGTCGTACCTCGGCTGACTGTTCAGGCAGCGACACGTGCGACGTACAGACGTGTGACACCACGAGTGTGAAGCAACTAGAAGAGACATGGCTTGGTTTTAAGGGGCAAATTACTAACTACGCGTCTATCCCTCCTAGTCAACGAGGTACTGGTGGTTACTTCGGTATGGTTGCTGATGACTGGATTGGAGTCAAAGGCCCCAACGAAACATCCGCCATTCGTGCCCGCGTAATAACGTGGTTCCCACAGGAAGAGTTCTTAAACACAGGAAGCGAACAGAATTGGAACCCCAACAGTTGTGCTGGAACCGACCACTGGGAGTGTGTTAGTGACTGGTCATTCGAGTCTGCGACTACCGGAGGTAGTACTGTTGATGACAACCTAGGGGGCAACGCCAATAACGAACAAAGCGCGTGGGAGATGGGAGTTGACTGTATTAACGACAAATGTTCCGTGTCTGGCTTAGTATCTGACATTCACGACACAGCTAACGCATGCTCTCCTACATATAGTTGTTCTGCCGGATTTTGTACACAAACAGGTGCAACCTCAGTAGCCTGCACACAGAACGAAGACTGTAACGGCGCTGAGTGTCCGCTTGTCGAGTTGTGGTCTACCGACTGTGATGTAGACAACAACCAGTGTACTGCTGCTAACGTCCCCGCTGCCTGCTGTACTGGCAGCGGCACTGGAACTTGCACCGGCACGTTTGAGTGTAACGAAGGACATTGTAGTGTTGACCGAAACACAACCTGCACTGTTGATGCCAACTGTTCCTCGTTATCACCCTCGGGACAGGTCTGTGTCTTGACCGTATGTACCCAAGATGCAGACTGCGCGGAAACCATCCACATAAACACACCCCTCACTACAACCAGTCTGATGTCTGACTCGACAGAGGGCTGCACAGGAAGCCAAGACCCAGCCGATAACACCGGAGGCACCAAGGGCGTTGTACCCTACTTGTTTGACGCAGATGGTGGAGCTACCGCAGAAGATTGTAGCGCCGGTACACTGTGCAGTATTGGCACTGACACTATTGTTGTAGGAACCAACGTCTGTAGCGACTACGCGGCTGATGGAGAGGCCAGCTTTATCAACGACTGGAACGACCTCGACTGGACTCTCGCTAAACTGAATGACGGTATTGGGATAGGCATACAGTACCAGAATGTCCCCGGCGCTAATAAGATTATTAGGATGGCCAGTAACATGGTTTCCGTACCTGTTAGTCTGCCCCTGAACGCTTGTAACCCTTCGTTGCCTGACGTCAACGGTGATGGCCGGATAACCATGTGTGTCACAGGCGATTCGACTTACGCTAGCTCAGAGTTTGAGAGCCAAGTAACCTCTAAGATATGTAACCCCGACGACGTACTGTTTGCCGCAGCAGGGTCGATTAAGGCTGCTGACGTTACCAAGAACATTACGTATATTATGAATGGCTCCGGTGGAACTGACGTTGACCCTCTACTAAAAGCTGACGCCCTCCGTGGTTCGGTATGCGATGCCACTGCGGGTACTTGTAGCGGCTGCGACTACACAGTAGTAGGCATTGGAATTAACTCCATTCGGTCTAGTATTCGAGGAATAACAGTTTCGCAGGGTTACTGTCACAACCCCGGAGCAACAGACTCGGGAGATGGCTGTACGTGTCCCTCCTCGTCGGCAGCAGTCAGCACAGCAGATAAGCTAGGCTACTGCACCCAGATACCATCAGGCCAGACGTACAAAACTGGCTTCGCTTTTAAGACTGCCTGTAACACAGGAGAATGCACAACCGCTCAATCAGGATTTGCAGGACTGGCATATGAACAGGGCATACCCTTCTGTTTCCCCGGTCGGAGCAAGTGTACGGCTGGTGTATGCGAAGAACCACGTGCGATTACCTACTGGGGCAACTTCTCCGAGACTTGTAACGTAACCAACGCCCCTAACGTGTGTGGCGGAGACATGACTACTGCATGCACCAGTGACGCCGACTGCTACAGAAACAGCGACTGTGACGGTACGGCTAGTGACTTTAGCTGCTGTACTGGTCTAGGCACCGGTACTTGCACAGGGGGTGCCAGCGCCCCCGGTGGAGGTTGTGGCTCTGCGGACTGTGATGCATTCTTTGACTGGTGCGTTCCCGCCTGTGACAACTCCCCTAGTTGTGGTGGCCTGTGTTTCGACGGAGGCACCCAGAGCCAATCCAGCGTGATATCCTCTCACATACAGATGATTGATGAAGCAGACCACCGCAACCTTTTCCCCTACTGCGTGAATGACACAGACTGCTCCAACAACGTCTGCACCGACTTTCCTGACATAGCCTGTGACGTCACCGGAGACTGCCCTAACAACTCTGCTTGTGGTGGTACTAAGATTGGTGGCACATGTGTCGCTAACCAGTGCACGGGTAACGACACGGAACTAATTTTCATGGCACAACCCGCCGGTAACGCCGTCTACAACGAGAACAAAGATGACGGGCAGCAGCCCGCCGGAGACAGTGGTTGTTGGTTCGGTTCTTTTGACGAGCTTGACAGTCAAGCAAATGCCATCATCCAATTAGCAAAGGACAGAGGCGTACACTGGATTGACCACAACGGGTACGCCCACGAGAACTGCCCCAAGCACCAGAGAGGACGCTGCACCTCAGATGGCATCCACTATGACACCGAAGGCTCAGTCATCGCTGCCGAGGTGCTGAGAAACTGCATGGCGAATACATCAGGCACGTCGGGTACTTATTACGACTGTGACTTCACGCAGTAGGTAATTTAGCGTATGAGCTTGCTTCTCCTCTTTAACGGACTAAAAGCAGCAGTTGTGGTAGCGAGCATTAAGCTCGTTATTAAAGACTCTCGCTTTGACGTTCTCAACGCCAAGCTCATCATACAGGACGTACTGGCGTCTATCGTCAACTCTAAGCTCGTCATCGAGGACGATAACGTAACCCTAGTTGACCTCCGGCTCGCTGTGCAGGATAATCTGACAGCTATCCTAGGTGGCAAGGTGGTAGTCTCAGACGCCCTCCAGCCTATCGTTGACGCTAAGCTCCGGCTTAAGGACGAGCTAACTGCCGTCCTAGACTCCAAGCTAATCACGACAGACGACTCCACAACGGTAGCTGACCTCAAGCTCATTCTACAAGACAACCTGTCCCCTCTTCTGGACGCCAAGCTCATTACGAAGGACGAACTAACCTCCATCCTCGACAACAAGATAGTCCTGAAAGACGAGGTCAACAACTTACTCGACGCCAAGCTCATCACGCAGGACAACATAATCAACGTCCTCAACGGCTTGGTAAAGGTGCAAGACTCGTTGGTGCCTACCCCTGACGCTAAGCTAATCGTCGCAGACGCCATCAGCACCATCGTTGACACCCAGATACAGGTCGCCGACACTTACAACCCTGCCGCTGACGCTAAGCTGATTGTCCAAGACACAATCCTCAATACTGCGGATGTCAAGGTAATCCTCAAAGACGCGCTGACCACCCTTGTCAACCAGAAGCTCATCATCACGGACGACGCAACCAACGTACTAGACTCAAAGCTCATCGTACAGGAGAACCTCGTTAGCCTCGCCGACCTGACAGTGATAATCAAGGACACCCTCGACTCCGTCACTGACTTTAAGATGATAGTGCAGGACGCCCTCACAGCGACAGCCGACATGAAGGCTATTGTGACGGACGACTCCAACACTGTCCTCGACCTTAAACTGGCCGTGCAGGAATTCCTCAGCACCATAGTTGACGCAAAACTCATCGTACAGGACGACCTCACAACAGTAGCTGACCTCAAGCTCATTGTGCAGGATAGCCTGACCTCGATTGTTGACGGCACGATGACCATCCAAGACGCTGCTAGTAAC